TAGAACTTTGTGCAGCTGTGTTTTGACATGGTTCAGAATGGTATGAGCATTCAGATCAGTCAAGACTATTCTTCGATGGTAAACTTTGCACGTTGTAAGTGTCTTGGAGCAAATGTTCTGCGCGGACCTAAGCAGATTCCTTGGGATGGAAAGTTGCAGTATGATTATCAACTGTGGATTGATAATGACATTGTGTTTACCTCTGAGAAGTTTTGGCAACTGTGTGATCTCGCAGTTCCTGGTCCTGATAAGGATGGTAACCCTCAGGCAGAGCGTGAAATTGCTGCGGGATGGTATGCCACTGAAGATGGTATGACTACGAGTGTTGCACACTGGTTGGACGAAGACGACTTCCGTAAGAACGGTGGTGTCATGAACCATGAGACTGTAGAGTCCATGGCAAAACGTCGCAAACCCTTCACGGTTGACAACACTGGCTTCGGATGGGTTATGATTCGTAAGGGCGTCTTTGAGCGTCTCGAATACCCTTGGTTTGCTCCTANNATGCAAGTCTTTGAATCTGGTGGAGTTCAGGATATGTGCGGAGAGGACGTATCGTTCTGTCTGGATGCCAAGGAAGCAGGTGTCGAAACCTGGTGCGACCCTCGTATCCGTGTTGGTCACGAGAAGATGCGTATTATCTGATGGAAACCCTTTATAACATCTGTTATAATGGCGAGGTACTCTTCCAGGGAATCACTCTGGAAGAGTCCACAGAGGTCCTACAAGACCTGTCTGAGCGTTACTATGAAGGAGAACCTATAAATCCTTCATTTATCACCCTTGAACCAATTCTTGATTAATTATGGCAAAAGTCAAAAAGTCTATGATGGGCACCGCTTTCATTGAATCGCGCCCGAAAAAAACTCGGCAAGGAAGCGGACAGCATACCAAATACGCCGCGACATCTCGGAACTCTAAGCCAAAGCGTTATCGTGGACAAGGCAAGTAATTGTACTCCTTAACACTGTACACCTATCTCGCTCCCAGTAAAGTCTGTGAGGGGGTAGGTGTTTTTTCTTTAGTAGATATTCCGAAGGACACTTGTATATTCACTCCTGCAAAGCAGCAGCATGTACTGTGGACTGATGTTGATGATCGTTTAAGACCACGATTAGAAACCCTGACTTATTGTGACGAGGATGGGTTTTGGATTGATAGTGACTTAGACAAACTAGGTCCACAATATTATATCAATCACTCACATAGTCCAAATGTCGCATATAATAAAGACACTGGTAAACTCTACGCTATTAAGGATATTCCTGCTGGTGTAGAACTAACTGATTATTATTTCCCAGGAGAAAGAGATTGGCATACCTAAACCACAGTCTTCCTGATTGGTCTTGTTACATGCGTAATGAGTTTTTGTATAATCACAAGAAAGGTCACGGAGAGGTTACAAAGTGTGATGTTCACTCTGTTGCGAGTATAGAGAAGAGAGTTCCACTGTTTGAGGCATTTCTAGAGAACGGTGTAAACTGGACTAGACGACCTTTACATGCCTTTTGTTGGAAACCAGACGCACCAATTGAGCCTTTAGAGGACATTATGTACTGGGACTGCTTTTCTCCGTACATAGACGTTCAGAGAAGGCATAGATTAGCAAATTTGGATGCACAATTGATTCGTCCAGACGGAAAAAAGGTACTTGGAACGTATATGTTCACCTTAGATTGGTCTTGGGAGAACAAAGGAATGCCAGATTTGAACTTTTCAGAGACTCCAGAGCATAAATGTGCTCATTTGTTTAAAGTTGAGACTGGAAATTACTATGCATACCCTAATAATCGTATTATTTGGTATGATAATGCATGGGTTTTCAATAGAATCGAGAAAAATCCTGGATATGAGATTGATTTAACTGTTTATACGGTCGAAAACAAGAAAAAACTAGAGACTTCTGATCATTACATGTATGAGATTAAGGATTTAGAAAAAGAGTAAATATAAAATGGGATAGGAACCCCGTAAAAAGTTCTAATTTACCAAATTGGAGCAAAAAATGGGCAATTATCACAAGGTTGATAAAGGAGAATTCTTCATTGAAGAAGGAATGACCCTAATTACAGAGGTTGATAGTGACAAATATCTTGCTTTGGCAGAAAAAAGACGCCGTGCGAAGCAAAAAGAGGAACTTTATCAGATTCCAGAGGACCGTTTAGAGCGTCCTTGTGGTGGAGCAGGCGGATTTGACGATTTTGTCGAAAGATTTGAGGAGTGAAGTCGAGTAAAAGTGTACTAAATAACTGAAAAGTACGCTTTTCCCTAAATATCATGCCATTAGAGCGAGTAAGTCGCAGATTCAAAGATATAAGTCTCACGTTAAAGAGAAATCCTTTGACGCGGGACTTAATTTCTTTGCAGAATGAGTATGCTATATCACGTTCGGTGCAAAATCTTGTACTAACTATACAAGGGGAGAAGTTTTTTAACCCAGATTTTGGGTGTGCTGTAAATAGACTGTTATTTGAGAATATTGACTTCTTTACCGCAAGATCTTTAAAGGATGAAATTGAAGCTGTTATAAAAAATAATGAACCAAGAGTTGACTTGACGGAGGTAGTTGTAACTCCAAACTATGATGAAGGTCAAATGGATGTTACCATTAAGTATCTAATCATAGGTATTGATGCAACAGCACAACAGTTACAGTTCGTATTACTACCAACACGATAATGTCACTAGTCAACGTCTCATCTCTAGATTTTGCAGAAATCAAAGAGTCAATAAAAAGTTACCTGAGAGCAGATGGTTCTTTTACTGACTATGACTTTGAAGGATCTAACTTTTCCGTATTGTTAGACACTTTAGCATATAACACGTATATTAGCTCCTACAATGCTAATATGCTAACCAATGAGGTGTTCCTTGATGGAGCAACTTTGAGGGAGAACGTTGTATCTTTGGCAAGAAATCTTGGTTATATCCCTAGATCCGTTACTTCAGCAAGAGCTGTAATTAGTTTTTACTTAGATCTCACTAGTTTTGCAACTAATCCAGTATCTGTAACACTTAAGAAGGGCATTGTTGCAACTTCAGCAGCAAGTTATGCTGGAAAGAACTATGTGTTCACTATTCCAGAAGATATCACTGTTCCTGTAAGTTCAAATACTGCATCTTTTGATGCGGTTACTATCTACGAAGGTGTATATGTTCAAAATACATTTACAGTAGATTCAAACAATAAAAATCAGAAGTTCATTCTTCAAAATGCTCGTATTGATACTGAACAAATTCGAGTAGAAGTAAGAGAGAGTAGAAATAGTAATGTAACGAGAGTATATAAAAGAGCAGATAACCTAACCACTGTTAAAGCGACTGATGATGTATTCTTCATCAACGAAATTGCAGATTCTAGATATGAACTGATCTTTGGTGATGGTAGTTTTGGCAGTCAACTGAAGAATGGTAATTATATTATTGTCACCTACATTGTGACAAATGGGGAACGTGCAAATGGCATCAACAAGTTCTCATTTACGGGTAGATTTGTCGATAACAACGGATCACCCGTAAAGATCACTTCACCCCTCGTAGAGACGATCCAGGGCACCGCATACGGCGCTCCTATAGAGTCTGTGGAGTCTATCAAGAAGCTTGCTCCAAGAGTATATGCTTCTCAAAATAGAGCAGTTACCGCAAATGACTATGAGGCACTAATTCCACAGATATATCCTGAAGCAGAATCTGTATCTGTATTTGGTGGTGAAGAGTTGACCCCACCAAGATATGGAAAAGTCTTTATTACAGTAAAACCACAAAATGGTTCATATTTACCCAATATTGTTAAAGACAATATTAAAACTCTTTTGAGAAGGTACGCTGTAGCAGGAATTATACCTGAGTTCATTGATCTCAAGTACCTTTATATTGAGTTCTACAGTAACGTATATTACAACCAAAACCTTGGTTCTGCAGAAGGTCTCAAGTCTTCAGTATCAAAAAATATCGAAAAGTACGCTTCTTCTGATGAGTTAAATAGATATGGTTCTAGGTTTAGATATAGTAAGTTTTTAAAACTTATTGATGACACATCTGCCGCGATTACTTCTAATATCACTTCTATTGCTATTAGAAGAGATGTAAAACTCACACTAAATGTATTCAGTGAGAATGAAATTTGCTTTGGTAACAAGATACATATCAAAAATCAAAGCGGATACAATTTTAAAACTAGTGGAGTTCAGATTGAGGGGATAGCAGGAACGGTTTACTTCAGTGATATTCCAAATAATGATGGATTAACTGGAACTGTATTCTTGTTTAAGTTAAATGCATCCTCACAACCAATTATCGTGAGACAGAATGTAGGTGTTGTTGATTATGAGAGGGGCGAAATCAAACTAAACGCTTTGAATTTTACAAACACATCTAAACTTAGGTTTGGCGATAATATTATGGAAGTGTCCGTAATTCCAAAGTCAAACGACATTATCGGACTTCAAGACCTTTACTTACAATTGGACACAACTACATCTGAAGTAAGTATGGTCTCGGATGTTATCTCTTCTGGAGCAGACCTCTCTGGATCTCAATACATAGTATCATCTAGCTACTTAAACGGCGCATACGTAAGGTTATAAAGATATGCATAATAGAGTTCAAATCAAGAATCTCGTTCAGGATCAAGTTCCTCAGTACGTTAGAGATCAGTATCCAGAATTCGTTGAGTTTTTAGTAGATTACTACAGAACTCTTGAAGATCCTGGTGGTCCTCTTGATATTATCAATAATATTGATACTTATACTGACTTAGAAAGGTTAGCAGAACTCGTATATAAGACAGAATCTACAGAATCTGTTGGTTTCTCTACTAATATTGTTAGAGTAGCAGATACCTACGGATTTCCAGAGAGAAATGGTCTTATCAAAATTGATAATGAATTAATTCACTACAAAACAAAGACACCTACAAGTTTTGTTGATTGTTCCAGAGGATTTTCTGGAATTACATCATATTATTCCTCAGAATCTGTTCCCCCAGACTTTGAAGTAAGTTCTGTAGGAATTCATAGTAGTGGTGTAGATGTATTTAATCTAAATTCTTTATTTTTAACTGAATTATATAAAAAATATAAGCGTCAATATGCTCCTGGATTTGATGACCTCCAATTTTTTGAGGCGATCAATGAGAAAGTTGCTGTTGCAAAACTAAAAGATTTTTACTCGGCAAAGGGTGCAAACTCTTCGTTTGAAGTTTTATTTAAACTTCTCT